TTTACACACGACAGCAACTCTCCTTTTCAAAAGGAGGCACATTCTAACATTAATCGAAAAACCCTTAATTGGTCTATCGAAATTGTGTTAGATATGTTGTATTCGTTTGTAACAGTCTTACCTGACAAGAGTCAGGCGAACGGCACCCAGTCTGTTTCAGTTAATTCCCCTTCAAATTTGGATTTAAGGAGAATTACTGAAACTCGGACAGAGAGGAGGCGTTTCCAAAAATTATTGGCGATGCTTCCTTTCGGGTTATACGTTCGAGATGCTACGGTCCCAGGTAAATCTCTACATGTAGAGGTTGACCTACATTTGATACCATGGCTACGCTCAGCCATTAAAGTTTCTATTGGACTGATAGAAATTTTAATTGATCATGACCCTCTTCTTCTGCAGAAGATGGGTCTTGAATCTATGTTATCATGCATGCATACACTTATCACTATACCGAAGAATTACCAGCAGTATATTAATTTGCTTAAGTATTCTTTAGAGTATATGCATGCTAAGAGCTTAAAACAAGTTCTTCCTAATCCACCATCAGATTACAATCTAATGATGGGTAAGGGTGAAAAAGATCTTGTTAAGTTCACACCGCCATTACTCTTTCAAGGAGCAATGCGCCGGTTCATCCGAAATAGGATGGTGTCATTGTCTGACAAGACACAGCATCTATTTTGGTCATTTGCACAGGTTAAGCGTTGTGCAGATGTGGTGGATAATTCGTTTGTTGAAAGAAGCCTTGATAAACATCATGCCGCTATGGACAAACGATCGGAAGGTGTCGAACCTCTATTCAAAGAACAGATTAAAGAAAAGTTTGTTCAAATTATTAAGAATTTGAAATTAGAGAAGTTTGACAGTGTACATGAGTACTCCTCAAGTGCATGTTGGGAATCAAGTTCAGCCTCTGGTGGTGGGAAGCTCCATCTTTTATGTGATTTCGTTTCGAAGGGTTATACCTCGAACGATGAATTGCTTAAAATGAGTTTTCACCCCAGAAGTGGTGTGTCTGAGAGACGTGGTTTTGTTACCATGTCCCTTCGTGATATGATATTCGAGTGTCCATTGGATACTTGTCAAGCTGTCGTCTACCCGATTTGCGAACCTTTAAAAGTTCGTAATATCACAAAGGGTAACGCTTTACCTTATGCTATAGCTAAAGGTTTTCAGCTTGACCTTCATACTCATATGCGTCAGATGTATCAATTTGACTTGATCGGTCGTCCGTTAGAACAGAGAGACATAGAGGATCTATGTGCTCGACAACCCACTGGTATATTTGCGTCTGGTGATTTCTCTGCTGCTACAGATAATGTCAAGATTGAGCTCACAAAGCTTTTCTTTGAATTATGTTTAGCATACCTTGATTTCATGAAACCTAACGTATCAGCTGAGTATATACATATACTCCAAAATGTGTTGTACGAACATATGATTTATTATAAGCCTGCCACATTAGGTGGGTATTGTCCTCAACCTGTTCTTCAAAAGAATGGACAACTTATGGGATCAGTTCTTTCCTTTCCTGTGTTGTGTGCTATTAATTTAGCCGTGTATTGGGTATCTGTTGAACCTGACACAAAACACTTAAAGGATTTAAACGTTAAGATAAATGGTGATGATATTCTCTTTCGTACATCGCAAGAGAAATATGATAATTGGTTATCTAACGTTCCTAAGGCCGGGTTAATCCCTAGCCCAGGTAAGAACTTTTTCCATCCCAAATACTGTACTGTTAACAGTGAAATGTATTCAGTACACGGTAGTACAGTCCGACCCATACCCTTCTTCAATGTAGGTATGTTGTTGGGACAAAGTAAAGTTGCTCGTAGTGGAGACAAAAGTAAGCCTGTTCACTGCATCCATGCTGATGCAATTTCTGGAGCTTTTGATATTATCCGTGCGAACAAACGATTCCTCTACTACAATAAGGATCGTCTCACAAAATGTTCTAAAACACCTGATGGTGCCGCCCTCAATTACTTTCTTCCTCGTGAATTAGGTGGTCTGGGTATGTGCGTCCCTAATATGACATATTTAACTAGTAAGTCATATAAGGCCGCGCTCAAATCAGGTGTTCTTTTAACACTAGAGCCATATACTATTGTTAACGGTTGTCAACGTAAAATTGCGAAGCATTTACTTGACAAGTGGACTGTACCTTATCTTAAAAGACCATGCCAGCCCATAGGGTTCGAGAAGGATATCGGTGAAGAAAATAACTTCAAAGATATCCCGAACGACGACTATCATGTTCTTTGGGATAAGTGGTGCCCGCGTCTCTCTTGGATGAGAGATAAGGTATCACCCTTCCAACCACCGAACTGGAAAATATCACCATTATCCTCTGAAGATACCGAATTACTTAAGTATACTTTTAAAGGTATCCGACGTTTTCGCGGTCAGAAGATCACTGTTTCGAACAGTGAATTCCGTTACCGCAGTTTTACGGAATACGTCGTTACAGGATAAGGTGTTGTGAACTATGAATAGAGTTCATTCTGTTCCAAGAGCTATGGTTATACCGTTTGAATGCCCCCATATAAATCCAATTAAGTTGTGGTTTTGGGCTGCAGAGGTCTAACAGAGCTATAGCCCCGACCGGGCAATTAGGATACTATCTTTGTATCTTAGACTCTTTCAGGTGACATCCTGTGGTATGAATTCCACTACAAGTCTATTGAATGTGAGAGCCTACTGATTTAAGATAGTGTTCAGGCGAACCAGGGTCCAAGGGACTAATTGATCAAATCTCTTTAAGGCGAGAGCTAAGCGTCAAGTGACGTGAATGCCAACAGACTACAACGATCAACTATATGTGTTATAATATTGAGGTATATCCGAGAACGAACAATATTGCATGTAGTGCCCTTGCGAGCATAGTCGCTCCGTAGGCTTCTTAATCCTACAAGAACAGGGAGGACCCCATGAATTCTATTCAAGGCAAAGGCAAGCGCCGAAAAGCTTCCCAGAACAAAACTGCAAATAAGAAACAAGGAAATACCAAACCTTCCAAATCTCTAGGACGAACTATCCTTGAGACTATCGGTGGGGCGGCTGGTAATCTCGTTGGTCTCAAAGACCTCGGGAGAGATGCTGGTGCTTGGGTATCTAAAGTAACTGGACTTGGTGAATACAAGATTAATTCTAATGTATTTGCTCGGTCGTCTGAAGATATCCCCATTTTTGAATTCAACAAAGATGGCTCTGTTATAATCACTCATAAAGAGATGGTTCAAGATATTGTCGGCTCTGTGAGTTTTACTTCACAATACTTCGATATACATCCTTTGAACCCACGTCTCTTCCCTTGGTTATCCATTGAAGCTCTTGGTTATGAACAATTTGAATTTCTTGGACTTTTGGCCTGTCACAACTCCACTTGTGGAGATGCAGTGTCCTCGTCCAATAATTCATTAGGAACAGTTATTTTCTCGACGGAATACGATGTATCTCGTCCTGCATTTCTGTCTAAATCCGATATGGATTCCTATATGTTTACAACTGCCAAGAAACCCAACATTTCCTTCATCCACCCCATTGAATGTAATCCTCGTATGGATATAATTAATGCTCGTTATAATAATAATTATTTCCGCCAACAAGCGGCAAGCACTTTTCAGAATCCTACGTCTTTTACATCCAATGTTGCCGAGAACCTTCAATGTCTCGGACGTTTACAAGTTTCGACCCAAGGTATGCAAACCACCAACACGGTCGGTGAGCTCTGGGTTACTTATAAAGTTAAACTGTCTAAGACCCGTGCACCTCCACCCGGTTTGACCGGTGGATATTTCCACGCAGGTTCCAACAACTTTGGTGTTCTCACAGCTGGTAATTTACCGCTCCAGGCTCCATCCATTATGAGTGATTCTACGTATCAAACAGATACGATTGGTCTCATCCCTTTCGGATTACCTGGTGGTGGTCAAACCATAACATTGTCTGGGTTGCGTCCACGTACTGTGATCAATGTTACATACATTGCTCGCAGTACTGCTGGTACATCCCCGACCTTTGATATGGGTGTCCCGACACTGTCAGCCAGTGTTATTGAGATATCGACTCCTTATTCAGGTAATTCCGGTAGTTTCACTGCCAACTATTGTATGACACGTCAATACATTATTGGTGATGATCCCTATTCGGTTTCGCCTACTATTACTCTTCCTGCTATCACTATCGCTGGTTCAGGTGCCATTTTTAAATGGGAGCTGTTGATCCAACTCACAGGTAATAACATTGTGCCTTCGGCACCTTTATTATCCATGACTGAGAAATCAATCGTTCTTGATAAGATGTTATCACATCTTACCACGCAACCACGATATATTCGTATTGAAGAGCACAAGGATCCCGTCGATCGTGTTTCTCCTATTTCCTCTTTCTAATCAGTTTGTTTTGGCTCTTAATGTATTAAGGCCGTAACACTGATACCTTCACTCATTGAGGTGGTAAAACCACATTTGCGCTGAAGAACCATATATGGTCCCTCACCCATTCCTTAGAAGCGTTGCATTTGTTTGTGATTAGCTTTAAAGGTTGTAGACAATCTACAATCGTCCTAAGTTTATGTGGTGAGAACCGACTTATATGTTGTCTTAGATGACAAGTTCTCTCTGGTAAATGCGTACTTTAACCGCGACATTAGTCAACTCATATGTTACGAGCCTTCCTTGAAGCAATACGGTACGGTATTGTGGATAGAATAAGTTTCTATGAGCCTTTTGTTGTTGTACAGGTTTCCAC